AACTAATTGTTCAAGAAATCCTGGTTTGTTTTTGAATGCTAAAAGTAATTTGTTAATTACAAACCCTAATAACATTTTGTTCTTTTGTAATGGTTTGTCTTTATCAACTCTGAAAAGGTAGTTGACCACTTCTTCAGGAGTGATGTTGTGTCTTGCAAAATCGGCTGAGTCAACAGTGTTGATTAGTAAGATGTCTGATGATGGGAATAAATCTTTTGGTGAAACTACTTGAGATATTGTTTCTACATTTGAACGAGCACCTCTGAATTGTTTTGAGGTACCTTTCTCTACACCAACCTGTCTATCATGGTGGTCTGTGTGAATAACAAACATTGGTTTACCATGTGCAAAGTCAACAAGAACTGGCATTGTATCACCAGTTGCATCGTTCTTTTTAACAGCAAATTCTTTATCACCATATTGAATCACGTGACAACCAACCACATCAATACCATTATCTTCAAGGTATCTTTTCATTGCAATTGCTGTTGTTACACCATCCAAATCTTGGTGAAAATAAATTTCAGCCTTAGGATATCTTTTCCTTAAGGCTGAAATATTTCTAATTCCTGTCTCTTTTAGTATTTTTCTCACTTATTAAAATAAGTTACTAAACCAATTGATTATTTTATCCATTACATCTTGTGCCAATCCCAACTTGTGAAACGCATCATAAGTTTTAGGACCAGGTCTTCCATCTGGGTCAAGACCTTCTAAAGCTTGGAATTTTTTAAGTGCAGTGATTGTTGCAGGTCCCCATTGAGAATCTACAGGTACTTGATAAATCTTACCGTTCTGCATAACTTTTTTCATTTTGAAATAGTCATTAAGTGCGGTTTGTATTTCATACACCTCCTCACCATTCAATTGATTTTGTTCTTTTATTACACGTTTAACTATTTTAGTTAAATCAGCTTCTGTTAATTTGATTATTTTTTTCATATTAGAATTTTAATGTTAATAAGTATTTTAATTGGTTTATATCACCCAACATTTCATCTCTTAAATTCAACAAATCAGTATCATATCTTGAATCCAATTGGTCAGTCATACTGACTAAAAATTCTGTTATACCGTCCATAAAATTTTGAACACTTAATGTACTGATATCTTGAAACATCAATGAGAATTCAGAATCAAATTCAGGTCTACCGTATTTACCCATCATTGCTTCAACAAATTTATCTATGATTTCGCCTAACGAATCATATATTCCGCCATATGCTCTGTGTTTAGCATCTCCAAATGTTTGCCAATGCAAAAATTTGAATTGTAATTGTATTTGTACTAGTTTGAGTGTTAATTCTTCTTTCATATATTATTTTTTTTTACATTCCGGGTATTGGATTTATTGCTCCTGTAAATACTTTTCTTAAAAGTCCTGCAAATGGGTCATCATTTGTGTTATCACTTGAAAAACTTTTTTGTATTCCACTTTTAACATCTCCAACAACATTTTCACCAGGTAATTTATTTTCTTTAGTAAATGATTCTTCAAAATATTTTTTAGCCTCAGGTGTTAATTGGTATTTTTCCAATGCTTTTATCATTTCTTCCTCACTACCTAATTTTTTAGCAACTTCTTCAGGACCAACCCAATTACCTAACCCAATATAGTCTAAAAATCCTAACCACCATTTTGTTTGTTGCATTAAAATTTTAACTCTTCTACCTTCAGGACTTCTGAAAATTCTCGGTATTCCACCAAAAAATGTTTGACTTAATGCACCGGGTTTACTTAGAGCCGCCACATCAAAAATCTTGTCACTTTTCAATATATCTCTTAAAGCCTCAATATCTTTAACACCCGCTTTACCCGCTTTTAAGTCGGCTTCTAAACTTTTTGCCAAGCCTGAAAATCCCTTACTTTTTGTACCAGCTCTTTCTAAAATTGTAAAGTAATCCATTATGGTATTTTTCAAACCACCAAAAACTTTACCGTCTGGTAATTCTTTAATAAAGTCTTTTGTTTTTTTCGCCCATCCCGATGAACCTCCCGCTGATTGTAAAAATTTACCTACAGGACCTGGGTCTTTTGCCAATTCAGAAATTTTAACTAACGCTTTGTCAGCACTTGGACCTCCCTTAGCAGCTAATTTTATTGCCTCTTCTAATTCTTTAGTACTTTTAGAACCAACTTTCATCATATTCATTATTGGTTTAGCAACAAAATCACCAACAAAAAAAGGAACAGCGGCAACCAAACTTAAAATACCATAAAGAGTATCACCTTGTGCGAAATACGATGCGGCATTAATTGAATCTGTTATTGGTGTAGGGTCTACAATACCAATAACATCCATGGCTGTATTATACCAGCTGGCTTCTTCAATAACTTCACTCTCAACCAATTTATGTTTGGTAATCAATTGAAGTTGTTTTTCCGAAATAATAATATCAGGCATTTTATGTTTTAATATAAATATCCATAAAACAAAAAAAAGGGTGTGAAACCCTTTTATTTGAAATCTAATTCTATTTGTTTATTTCTGTCTATAAAATGTTGAACTCTTTCTTGAGCAACTTTAGTATAACTCTCACTTAATTCTATTCCAATCCATCGTCTTCCACTGATTTCAGCCGCACATACACTGGTACCAGAACCTGTGAATGGGTCAAGAACAACATCATTTTTATAAGTCAAAATCTTAATTGCCTTCAAAGGGATGTCCATTGAGAAAGTTGCTTTTGTCATTTGTTTTGTGTCCGCAAAATAAGACCATTGACCATACACCAAATCCATGAATTCTTTTTTATCGTCTTCTTGATAAACAGTTTTCTTTTTGGTTGTACCATCCTCTTGTTCAAGGTCAATGATATCACCTTTCCACTGTGGTTCACCTTTAACTTTTTTGATATGATTTTTCTTGTAACCAAGAATCACACATTCTTTTGGATTATAGATATATGGTGCCGATGGTGACATCCATGAACCCCAAGCAGTGGTTTTACTTCTATGTGGTGATTGTTCATCTAAGTCAACCAACCCAAAAAACTTGAAACCAACTTCTTTCATGATACTCCAAAACTCTGACATGAACAATACTCGTCCACCTCTGTCTTGTACGTTTACTTCATAAGGAATGTTTACCGCAATCCTTCCATCATCTTTCAATGTATGAAAAGCAGCACTCAACCATTCTTTTGTGAACCGCCAATAGTCTTCCATTGACATTCTATCATCGTGACTATCATAATCAATCCCCACGTTATATGGTGGTGATGTTACAATCAAGTCAACGGATGACTCGGGCAATTTATTCATTTCTTCAATACAATCACCGTTAATAATTTTTCCTGTTTCTATCATCTTATTTGTTTTCTAATCCTTCTATAATTTTTTTTCTTTCGGCTAAAGTCTCTTCAAGTTGTTCGTGAATTGATTTTTTTGGTTCAAAGGACATATTTCTTATTTCATCAATTCTTTTTAATGCCTTTTTGTTCATACTTCTCACTTGTAATGCACCTAAGATAAGTGCAGTTGCAAAAACTGAGATTGACCCGATTAAAATTACTGTTTCTGTTTGCATAGTTTTTATTTTTTTAATTAATATAAGCAATTTTTTCTTTGATAACAATGTCGTTATTAGTTTCAAATTTCATTGAGCCGCTTGTAACTCTTGTATCATTCACTATTGTTTCAGTAAAAGTTGTTTCAATTGGTACATTTATTTTAATATCTTTAACATAAAGATAAAGTCTTTTATCTTCTGAGGATATTATTACGCCATCATTAGCCCAAGCATACATGAAATAAACCATTATTCAATTATTACCATTCCATTTTCTATGGTTATTCTTTGAGCATCGCAAGCAATTTGATATTTAAAACCTAAAGTCGGAATGTCTTCATGAACTCCATAACTTGGACAATTAATCTTGACATTCTCAACTAATAAAGTTGAATCATCTATAGTTAATTTCCAAGGTTTCTGACCCTCCCTATGTTTTGAATTATATCTCAACCTTACTCGCATGTTCCAAATTTTCTATTTTTCTTTGTAAATACCATAAAGCTTTCTTGAGGTCTTGAAGTTCTTTATTTACTTCTTTTTTACCAGCTCTTGATATGTATTTTACTGTGTTACCAAGATGAAAATCTAAATCCCAAGCCTCGATAACTTTGATTGCTTCGTATTGATTATCTTCACCTCCGTAATGTTGTGGGTGATTAACTTGTTCACTCATATTCGTCTTGTTTTAATTCTTCGTAAAATCCTGTTTTTGGTTGTTGATGGATAATTTCTTTTAACTCATCATTTTCTTCAATCATTGGTTTAATAATCATAAGATAAGATAGAATTGCTGAAACCCACATTCCAACTATAAATGATAATATTATTCCACCCATCTTACTCTTCCCTATATTCTTTTAATAGTTCTTCATTTGATAATGTACCAAACTTCTCATCTAGTTTTGTAACATCAATAACATCATACATCATATGTGTAGAGTCAAATAATCGCTCTGCTAATGTTAATGACTCACAAATAACATTTAGAATACAATATGGATTTGCATTTGATGACGGTCTTCTGTCTTCCAAATAACCTTTCCATGTTTCACCTACAGATTTTGGGACTCTAATTGAGGCTCCTCTGTCTGATATACCCCAACTAAACTTATCAATTGATTGTGTTTCAAATTTACCTGTTAATCTCAAATGATTATCTGAACCGTAATTATCAATGTGTTCTTCCATCCTTGCTTCAAAAGCGTTGAAAATAGCTTTAAAATATTGTTTTCCTCCTTCTTCTCTCATTTTTTTGCTTGAAAAGTTTGTGTGTAATCCTGAACCATTCCACTCACCAAACATCATAGGTTTTGGATGAAGTTCAATTTGATATCCATGTTTTTCAGCAATTTTGTAAAGGAAATAACGAGACATCCATAAATCATCAGATGCCATTAGTTTACCTTTTGCAAACACTTGATATTCCCATTGTCCCAAAGCAACTTCAGCGTTTGTACCTTCAATTCCAATATTATATTTCAAACACATATCCAAATGTTCTTCACTGATATGTCTTCCAACGATTTGACCACCAACACCACAATAGTATTTACCTTGTGGGTCAATTGAACCATTATCAAATCCTAAAATATTTTTGTTATGTCCTGAACGGATAAAATATTCTTGTTCAAAACCAACCCAAAAACTGAAATCCTCTTGACCTAATTTTGCTCTGTCGTTTGTTTCATGAACGTTACCTCTACTATCCATAACTTCACAAAGAACATAAATTGTATCAACAAAATCAATGTCTGTATACAATCTAACAGGTTTGAGATAACAATCGGATGAATATCCTTCGGCTTGTTTTGTTGAACTTCCATCAAATCCCCACTCAGGAACATCGGATAATTGATTAATTGGTTTGTCGGTGATTTTAACTTTGCTTCGTAGATTTGGTTCAGGTTTGTACCCATCCAACCAAACATATTCTAATTTGATTTTCATAGTAATGTAATATAGTATCCTTTTATCTTCAACGATTTTTTGTATCCATTTTTTGTACCAAACAATGGTCTATTTGTCCATGTGATACCTTTACCTAAAATTCTGAACCATCCACCATCTTCACTTGTAGATTTGGCAAATAAAATTTTCTTTCCAACTGTTATAGAAAACTGATTCACAATATGGTTTTTAACTCTAAACGTTTTTAACAACATAATAATCTTTTGCGTATTTTGACTCTTCAATGACACCCTCTTCAATCAACTCGTCTAATACTTTTTTTGTATAATCTTTTGATTCCTTGAGAATATATCTTGTAATATAATCAATATGAATCGGTTGTCTTAACTTTCCTAACAATGTTTTTGTTTGATTGTTGTCCATGATTATTTTTTCCATTTTTTTTCCATGTATTCAATATATCTATACGTTTTGTTTCCGTTAAAAAACATCCACATAATATAATAATCAAACCACCAGTCAAGTTTCTTAAATATTTTTTTCATTTTTAAGGTTTGTTTTAATGAAGTTTATTATTTCGTCATTAGATTTTCCCTCACAAAACATATGATATACTTTGGTGCTTTGGTGGTCATCAAACATCAGAACATCGGCTTTACCATAATACTCTTTTAGTCTATTACTATTTAAAGCATTCATGGTTGATTTTATATCAATATATCTTCTATTGAAACCCACGTTACAAATATAAAACAATATTTTTAAGAATCAAAGTTTTTTATTTTACTGAGATTAACAACTTGAAAAACATATGACATTACTTTCCTTTTCATAATTGGAACCATTGTTTGTTCCATTG